ACAAGGCCATGTCTGCGGCTTACAAGTACGCCGCTTTCCAAGCGTTCTGCATCCCGACTGAAGGCGACAACGATGCTGACTCACAGACGCATGAAGTCGCCGCAGCCACGACCGACCCTGCCGTTGAGGCGGCAGTACAACTAGCAGCCACTATCGAGGAGTTAAACGGAATATGGAAAAGTCTAAACGCAAGCGAGCGAAAGGTGCATCTGAGCCTGTTCAGCGAAAAGAAAAGCAAGTTGGCCTCAAATTGAAAGAGCAGCGACTTGTGAAACAAATACTAAGCGATGTGGAGACATACATCGTGGCTTGGTCTCTGACAAACACCATTCAAACGATGGATGACATGATTGCAGAGCGCGAGGCTGGCGCATGTCCCAACGGGTTCTTTGAGAAGAACAAAGCGAAAGACATTCGCGTGATGAAAGACCACCGCGATGCCGCCAAAATCATTCTGAAATGGTATGAGGTGCCAGAGTTATGAGTTACCCCATCATTGAATTAGAGCGGTGGGAATACGACTTGGTAAACCTTGTCGGCGCTCGACGATGTTCAGCGCGATGGGATAGCCAAGACGCCCTGCATTACGACCCGAAGCGCATGGAAGATGACCGCACGGCACAGGTGGCCGCTTGTGCGGCAGAGTTAGCCGTAGCCAAGTACACCAATCGTTATTGGCACGCTCACGTATGGGATGCCCGCGATCACCAACTCTATAAGGATTGGCCGGACGTTGGCAGAAACATTGAGGTTCGCCGCGTGCGAACCAGTAACACTGCCGCTGTGCGCCAGCATCAAGTTGGCAAAGGCTTGGTGTTGTTCGTCGCCAAACCCGTCATGCCAGAAATACGCGCTGTAGAGATTTTGGGTTGGTTGCCGCATGACTTGGCATGGGAGAAGGCGACACCTTCAGATTATTCCGAAACCACACGAGTTATTTCCCCTCAACACCTACGATTGGAAAAGTATCCGTGAAGTTATGAAAACTTACACCAAACCGTCGCGTTACAACCCTGGCATTACGTTTGAGCAGTACAAAGTGCTGCGTGAACGTAGAGCCAAAGCGAAGGCTAATAAGAAGCGTATCAATTACAGACCGCTGGCTGATGAGTGGGGGCTGAAGCCTATGCACATGGCCTCCGCCCTGCATCGAGGGATAAAGCAGTACGACTATCTGCTCTGGAAGCAAGGTGAACTGCAATGACTCCCTATTACGCGCTGATGTCGGATTACGAAATCATCGGTCACACAATGGCGATCCCTGACTCGTCGGAACTATCGCAAGCGTTGGCCGAGAAGTTGAAGCGCGTGTTAGAGCAGCGGGACGAGGCTGCTAACAGACTTATTGTAGTTACAGAAAAGATGGAGCGCTTGGAGCGCGAGTGTCGAGAACTTAAACGCCTTATGGAGACAGGAGAAGAATGATGGAGCAAAGGACAACAGAATGGCACACCGCCCGTCTGGGCAAGGTGACTGCCTCAAAGGTGGCTGATGTAGTGGCACGCACGAAGAGTGGCTACGCCGCGACTCGCAACAACTACATGGCGCAACTGGTATGCGAACGACTGACCGGCAAGCCGACCGAAGGGTTTAGCAATGCCGCGATGGAATGGGGCGTTGAGCAGGAAGGGGCAGCCCGTGACGCTTACAGCGCCAAAGTGGGCGAACTTGTTACTGAGGTGGGGTTTATCAATCACCCTGCAATCGAGATGGCAGGAGCCAGTCCTGACGGATTGGTCGGCGTAAATGGCTGCGTCGAGATCAAGTGCCCGTCTACGGCTACGCACATTGAGTACCTTTTTGAGCGTGAGCCGCCGCAGAAATATTTTTATCAGATGCAATGGCAGATGGCCTGTACGGGTACGGACTGGTGCGATTGGGTTTCATACGATCCGAGGATGCCCGAGGAGTTACAACTGCTCGTGGTGCGTATCCCCCGGGATACAGACTGCATCACCCTCTTAGAGAAAGAGGTATTTGATTTTTTGGCTGAGTTGGATGCTAAAGTTTCTAAACTGAAGGAGATGACCCTGTGAACTATGACAATACTAATCGTGGCGTGCTGTTCCCGAACGACAAGAAGGGCAACGAAAAGCGCCCAGACTTTACCGGCGACCTGAACGTCGGCGGCGTGGAATACAAACTTTCTGCGTGGAAGAAATCCTCAAAGGCTGGCAATAACTTTTTGTCCATTAGCGTGCAGTTGAAGGAAGGCCAGCAGATGCCGCAGAAGGCACCGCCTGCCGGTACGCTGACCGAGGACAACTGGTCAAAGGCTGATCTTAACGATCCGTTGGGCTTCTAATGATTAGCGAAGAGAGAGCCGAGAAAGCGCTGCGGTATCTCGTCGATACAGACGAGCCGTGCGCGCTGGCGAAGGCTGAGATGGAGCGTGCCGAGTATGGCTGGAAGGCGACCCGAGAGGCCGTCTTTACGCACGCCGAGGGGACGGTGGCGGAGCGGCAAGCGATTGCCGCCACGCACCATGCCACGAAAGAGGCGCATGAGCGATACTGTGCGGCTGTGGCGCTGTACTCGAAGATGGCGAACAAGCGTGAGACAGAGCGTATCGTCCTTGATACCTGGCGCACTATCTCGGCCAACCGAAGGATGGGGAGTCCATAAAAAAAGCCCCACGGTTAGGTGGGGCTAAGGACTCACTAGGAGAATGTACACGGAGAAAATCGCAATGCTCCGTGAGAATAGCAGACCAGTGGGGTAATGCAATGGATGAATACGAAAGTCTCGCGGATGGTGATGTATCGCAGTTGGCACCGGCCGACTGGTTTAAACGATTCGTTTACGTTGCCGAGGGCGACCTGTTTTTCGATGTAAAGACGCATCAGGACTATTCCCGGCAGACGTTTAACGCCCTGTTTCGGGGTACGCCGTGTTACTCCGTACACAACAAGGCTAGACGCATTGAGGCGGCTACGTTCTTCGATGAGAACCGGGCTGCGATGGGTAGTTACGTCGCTAACGCCCTGACGTATGCGCCGGGTGAAACTGAGTTGCTGAAGAAAGCCGGGGTGGGCTACGTCAACAAGTGGAAGGACTCAAGGCCAGCCGCACAGAGCGCGGATGTCTCGCTGTGGCTAAACCACTTGCATCGGATGATTTCGACCGACTTCGAGCGCGAGCATGTGCTGAACGTGATGGCCTACAAGCGCCAGAACCCACAGCGCAAGATTAACCACGCCGTGCTGCATACGGGCTTGCCGGGTGGCGGTAAAGACACGCTCTGGGCGCCCTTCCTGTGGTCTATTGGCGGCGGTTCGCTAAAGAATATTGCCGTGGCTAGGGCTGAAGAGGTCGCAGGCTCGTGGGGCTATACCTACGAGTCCGAGGTGATCGTGCTAAACGAGATCCGATACCGCAAGGGCGATGACCGCAGGGCGATGGAGAACAACCTGAAGCCCGTGATCGCTGCGCCGCCTGAATTGCTGCTGGTCAACAAGAAGCAACAGCATCCGTACTATGTGGTGAACAGGATTTTTGTGCTGGCTTTCAGCAATGACCGTGCGCCGATCACGATACCGGCTGACGATAGGCGCTGGTTCGTCATCTGGTCGCAAGCGCCACGCCTACCGGACGATGAAGCCGCAAGGCTCTGGGATTGGTACGGCAAGGGCGGGTTTGAGGCTGTGGCGGGTTACCTCGATGCGCGAGACGTTAGCGCGTTCAACCCCGGAGCCGTGCCGCCATTGACCGATGCGAAATTGGCGATGGTCGATCTTGGCATGAGCGGCGGCGAGGCTTTCATCGCTGACATGGTGCGGCAACGTCGCGGAGTCTTCGCCAGAGGCGTTATAGGCTCTCCATGGTCAGAGGTGCTGTCTGGTATTGCCGCCGGTACGGACGGCCATAAACCGTCCCGTGAGACGTTATTTGTGGCACTACGGGAGAGCGGCTGGAAAGATATCGGTCGAGTAATGAGCCGCGAGCATCAGACCCCGAAACACCTCTGGGTTGCGCCTGAATTGGCTGATCGCACTAAGTCAGACATTCGAGCGATGGTCGAGGGTAAGCCCGACCTTCAAATGGTGAAATGAGAGAGGGGGCGCGAAGCCCCCTCGTTTAGTCGTCGAACAATATCGACGCAAGTACCGTCAAGGCGACGGCTATCAGGAATCCCGCCATAGTGTCGCCCTCGCCGTGTCAATACACCTGCCCAGATATGTCACCCAATATCGACGGGTGCAGCGGGTCAGCCGTGGGTAGGTAGGCTGCAAGCCCCATCGTTCGTGGAACTCCGTCACGGCCTACCCTCCAATGCTCGACGCACTTCCTCGACGAAGGGCGCTAATTCCCTGACCGTCAAGTCGTCATCCCATGCGCTCATAAACGCCCGCACAGCCGTCTGGAGCCGCGCAGGGTTAGGGGGTGCGCGGTAGGTCAGGGGTGTGCTGCCGTCTGTGAATAGCGCTTCTAGTTCTGCGATGGTTGGGAAGTGTGGTTTTTCCATATGTTCACCAATAAACCGAAAGGGGGTTGATGCGACGGCTAGATCGCCAGTTTGGGGGCGGTACGTGGCGCCAATCGTGGCCGCGAGCGTACCAGTACCCCAGTTGCCACAGTTTATGCAGCCGCATATGGCCTCCGCAGTTGGTAACGGGCATACCGTTTGCCGTTTTTAGTTTCGTTAATGCACTCGATGTCCATACCCTCACGGCGAAGGTCTGCGATGCGAGCGGCAAGCCTGAAGCATCCATAGTCCTGCAAAGCGTCTAGCGGGGTGAGCGACCGCCCTAAAATCAGGGCGGCTCTAATCTGGTCATTCTGCGACATCTGCGGGGTCTCCTATGTTGACTTCCTCAACGTCCCAATCCAATTCGCTGTGGACGGTATAGCCCGCCTTTACGATTTGAAGCGCGATCTCGGCAGCGTCGTCCTCATCGCGTGCCTCAACGGTTACGACCTCTTGGATGCAGGTAAATAGCACCACGTCAAAGGCTCTCATGCGGCCTCCTGCGCGTCGCCTATGGTGGTCTCGTATTCAAGCAGCAAGTCAGAATCGCTCATATTGTCAAAGCCAACAAAGCCAAATTGCAGGTAGTCGCCTAGCAAACCTGTATCGCCTCGCAGGGCGGCTTCGTAGATGTACTGGACGGCTTCAAGCGTCAAAGCCTCAATCATTTGTTCTCGGGTCATGCGTTTTCCCCTTTAATTTTCTGGATGGTTTCTAATACGTCCTCGCTAAACTCTTGCCGGTATTTGTCGCAAGCCATACAGACAGCCATATCTATGCGAACGTCCTCGGGCATTTGTAGCGAATTGGGTTGGCTCAATAAGCGGATGGCCTCCGCTGCTATAAGGTCGGCGAGTCTCTGTTCTGCGTGTGTCATGCGACCTCCTCACGGTAATAGGCGAGCCAGTCACCCGCAAAGTCCGAAAAGTGTTTGCGCGAATACAGCACCCCGTTACGCTCTCGGGGTGGCTTCAAACAGATTTCCACGCGCTGCATATTGCTGCGATCCCGAGCGGCTCGGGCGATTGCGTCGGCTTGTGCGTAAGTGTCGCAAGCAATAACTAGCACGTTGCGCTTGCCCTCAGAGACACCCCAACCGCTCATAAATTTATCAGTCATGCGAACGTAGTAGCGGCTCATAACTTTATCCTTGCGTCAGTTGCCACCTCTGCGATGATGGAATCAGGCGAGCGAGTGCGCGAGCGATTCAGCGACCAATAGCGGCCACCGATACGAACGTGCCACGCATGGATGTCTGCGGCCAATGGCTCGCTAACATAAAAGGCTTCGGTGCTAAGAGAGTCAGACCAACACTCAAGCCTTTTGCGAGTCCACTTACACGGCGGTAATACTTCCAACATCTCCCAAAACTTCTGTTTTGTTATTTCGACGGGAGCGTGGCAGTAAGCGGCCATTTGCGCGTCGTCTATCAGTTTGCAAGCGTCATCGAACGGCAGCAGTTCCATGCTCGTGCGACCTTGTGCGCGTAGGTCTGCGAGCGTTTCCTTATCGTATTGAGTGCGGTATTCGCCCTCACACATGACAGCGATAGAGTAAAGGTGAGTTTTACCGACCTCATAAAAGGCCATTAAATTATTTTCTTGCATTGTTAGATTCTCCGAGTAGTTATTAGTTAGCGAAATAGTCTGAAAGAATGTCTAGGTTCTCAAAGTCATTAGTCTGTTCGCGCAGGGTGTCGGCGTCGTCGCCTTGCACAAAGACTCCCGTTTCGTCGCCGTTGCGAACGACAAAATAGGCTGTGCCGTTGCCGTATGACGTAACGACATAATCACCGCGTTGGAATTCTGTAACCTTCATTTTGTGATTCTCCGAGTTAGTTGCGGGCGTAGTCGATAAGGGCAGCGATACCGGCGACGGTTATGCCACCTGCTCCGAGTGTAAAGGAATCTATGACAACAGCAGCGAGAGCAAGGCTGAAGCCTACAAAGACGATGGAGTTAAGCAGGTAAGTCATTTTGCGATCCTCGCAGTTAGGTAGACGGGTGAGCAGTTAGCAAGCGTGGCGGCAAGGTTTACCGCTGCACGAGCAGACGAAGCGCTAATGCGCTCCGCTGCTACGTTGCTAGTGCCGCGAAAATAGACTGTAAAGAGTTTCATTATTTGATCACTGGCAGAAAGGTCGGAGAGGCGATCTTTCCGCCTTTCGGAAATACCAACTTTTTGGCGTAGGCTTCTGCAAGGTCGAGTGTTGCGAAGTGTCGAGACACTCCGACGTAGTTATCAGAGTCGAGATCGTGCAACGTGACTTTGTAGCAATTGCTAAGGTCTTTGCGAAACGGAAGGTTTACGTAGTGAACCTTTGACATCATGTTCGTCGAGTCGTTGATAAATGATGCAAGCATGGCTAGATACTCCGTGTTTATGTTGTCAACGATTCCATTACACCATGTCTTGCCTATCTTGTCAACGCTAGTTACATACCTGCGATGCTATGCAATATTGACAATCATTAGACGTAAAAGGTTAGTGAACATCGAGGGGTGGCTACTTACGTCGAAACTACTGAAAAACAAGATGTTTTTGAGAATGTTAGTAAAAAAGAGAGTTTCTAGCCTGATTCGTCAAAGTGTCCCGTGTAGAAAACTAACTTAAAAAAAATGACTACTTACTAACATTACTAACAGAATCACCGCTTCTGCCTACCTTGTTGCACCTACGCAACAGTTACTGTTGCACAAAAACAACAGTCATGACGATGTTGCACAAACGCAACGCGTTGCACTCACGCAACATAACGTATTGCAAACGATTCTCTTACGCATAACGATAACCATTCGCGTCTAGGGTTGTGGTACACGCACAACAGGTGTGGTGGTAAAACAACAGGGGGGGTGGGGCATGGCGTTGGCCGGTCACGATTACGATGCCCTCACAAAAACTTTTTTATTTTTATAAAACTTTTTTGCTTTCCTTTACTTACCATCTGCACAAATAAACCTTTTACCGTTATCCTTTATTAGCAACGTCTGACCAGGTGCGCTGGTAGCGACTGAGAGGTAACTGAAGGAAGGACTCCATCATCTAAGGCACTAAACGTCATATCTCCCGTGACGCTTCCGCCTCGGCACACAGGCTCCACGGTTGTTGGAGATCGCGGCCTCCCGGCAGGATCACCCTGCACGTTGCTCTTCCTTCCTTGCCAAACCTTCTGTTACAGTCCGCTTATGTCGATACGTATGTCGGAGGGGGAGTGGGCAGAGTTTGCTGCCAAGGCTTTGGTATGCCGCTCCTGCTTCTGGGCTGCTCAAGTGACTAAGGTTGCTGATAAGGTCTGGTGTGCCCACGCCACGCACCACGGATGGATGCTTGACGTTCCTGCCTGTTCTGGCAAAGAGTTCCGATATGAACCTTGTAACAGAAAGTTTTAAGTCCATTCCTTTTAAGCCTCGGGAACTAAAGGCTTCGCAAGAGGTTTTGGATAAGATTTACGAGGCTGCCAAACTGGGGCTAAAGGGTGACGCCTTGGCCTTTGCGGCTGGGTTGCTGCCTGTCGAGTACCGTAGACTCTGCCAATTAGATAACGCGGCTGCCATAGCCGAGGGGAAAGGGCGTGCCGACTCTGAAGTTGAGGCGGCGGTACAGTTGCGCACAGCGGCGACGAAAGGCGACAGCAAAGCCGCCCTTGCCCTGCTTACCCACCTTCACGGATGGGTCGCCAAGCAGCAAGTCCAAGTCGATATTAAGTCGCAAATCAGTATTGTCGCCGCGCTGCAAGAGGCAGAATCTCGCGTCTTGGCAGGCCGCATATATGAGGCTACACCGGATCAATTAGCGCACGAACAACCCGCTGCGATACAGTACGAGCAGGAGGTTCCCGCCCATGCCGCCGAATAACCGTCTTGCTCCCCCTTTACGTAACTCTTTAGCGTCTTACGTCCCTGCTCCGCTAGAGCCGGGGATGCTGCCGCAGACGCCCTCTAATTACGGGATGCAGGATCGCCTGACTAACCTCTCTATAGGCATGGGGCGCGGACTGACCGACCAACTAGAAGGCACTAAGCAGTTAGTAACGCAGCCGGTAGCCACTGCCCAAGCGCTTATAGAGGCCGCACGGCAGATGGGAACTGACCCACGTATTGTGTTGGATATGTTGCGTGTTGCTCGCCAGAAAGCCATGTCCGGTGCCCTTGGCCTTGGTGAACTCATTGGCGGTAACGTGCCGCTAGGCGTGCGTGGTGCGCCTGCGCCAGTAAGATCAGACATCATTGGATATCACAGAACAACAACCCCATTTGAAGGCGAGTTTCGTAAAGAAAAAAACCAAGCGGGTGTTTCGTTCGCTGGCCCGCAAGGCTATTACTTTTCGCCAGACGTTAACGATCCAACGGCACAGATTTTTGGCCGTCATGTCATCAAGGCAGACGTTAAAGTCGAGAAACCCGCGCCTGTTTTTCAAGTTAGTATTGGCGCGCGTTCTGTACCTCGTTCAGTTTTCCCTGTTTCCGAACAGGCAGTTTTGGAGCAAATTAAGAAAGACCCCCGCTTTTTGAACAGAGGGGGATTAGTTGCCGCCGACAGCGCAGACGACGTTGTTGCAGGGAAAACAATGGCTCATGCAAACACTTGGAAAGAGCAAGAAAAAAATCTGCTTAATGCCGCTAAACAAGGAAAGTTGTTTAGGTTGGTGAATCCAGAAGTCATTAATGACTTTGACGTTGAATTGCTCAAGCAAAGCGGGTTTGATGGGTTTATTTACCAACGCCCAGAGTCCGCAACAGATTCCATGCCGTCGCAAATTGTTGCGATTAATCCAAAACAAATTGAACGCCTTGCCGCGTTCCGTGACTAATGCAACAGCCGATCTATAGCCCCGAAGAAGAAGAGTTGCTGATGAGCAAACTCTGGTCGCCCGTCATTAAGGACGACCCAGAGGCTTTCGTGCTACTCGCTTTCCCTTGGGGCCAGAAAGGCACCCCGCTTGAACACTTCCAAGGTCCGCGTAAGTGGCAGCGTGACATACTTCGAGATATTGCAGCACATGTTGCGAAGAATAAGACCGCAACCTCCTACGAAGTCCTGCGTATGGCAACGGCTTCGGGTCGCGGTATCGGTAAGTCTGCGCTGGTGTCCTGGCTCATCCTCTGGATGCTGAGTACGAGGATTGGCTCAACGACCATTGTGTCGGCTAACTCGGAAGCGCAGTTACGCTCGATCACATGGGCAGAAATCACTAAGTGGGCAGCGCTTCTGATCAACTCGCATTGGTTTGAGATTAGCGCCACCCGCGTCATGCCCGCTAAGTGGCTCGCTGAACTGGTTGAACGTGACCTTAAAAAGGGTACGCGTTACTGGTCCGTTGAGGGTCGGTTGTGGTCCGAAGAGAACCCCGACTCGTATGCCGGTGTCCACAACTTTGACGGCGTGATGGTCATCTTCGACGAAGCCAGCGGTATCCCTGACCCCATCTGGTCGGTGACGGCAGGCTTCTTTACGGAGAACACTCCGCATCGTTTCTGGATGTCGTTTAGTAACCCCCGCCGTAACGAGGGCTACTTTTTTGAGGCGTTCCACTCTAAGCGTGCGTTCTGGAACACCCGCAACATTGACGCTCGCACCGTTGAGGAAACGGACAAGTCGGTATACCAGCAGATCATTGACGAATATGGCATTGACTCACCTCAAGCCAAGGTGGAAGTCTATGGAGAGTTTCCGTCAGAAGGTGACGACCAATTTATTCCGCCTAGCCTTGTTGATGGCGCAATGTCTCGTAATCGGTATAAGGACGAAACAGCGCCACGAGTTATCGGCGTCGATCCTGCGCGAAGTGGAGCAGACTCGACGGTTATCGCAGTCCGCCAAGGACGCGACATCATCGCCATCAAGCGCTACAAAGGCGAAGACACGATGGAGATTGTGGGACGCGTAATTGACGCCATTGAAGAATACCAACCCGCACTTGTTGTCCTTGACGAAGGCGGTCTCGGCTACGGCATCCTTGATCGTTTGAAAGAGCAGCGTTATAAGGTGGTGCGTGGCGTCAACTTTGGATGGAAGTCCAAGACCCCGGCTATGTGGCAAAACAAACGTGCAGAGTTGTGGGGCGAAATGAAAACGTGGCTGAAAGACGCCGCGTTGCCTAATGATCGGCAACTAAAAGCCGACCTCACGGGTCCAAAGCAAAAGATCAATTCTTCTGGCGCTATTCTGCTGGAATCTAAAAAGGACATGAAAGCGCGTGGCCTTGCCTCGCCTGACGCTGCCGATGCGATTGCCGTAACCTTTGCGTATCCCGTCGCGCACCGCGAATACCGCGAGCGTCCCCGCACGATTACTACGAGCCGCGAGGGCGGCATGATCAACACTTGGATGGGTGCCTAATGGCTAAGAAGTCCGTCAGCCTCTCAATTAAGAGAGGAGAAAAATTGCCGGTGTCAAGAGGGGCTGGATTGACCGCCAAAGGTCGCGCTCGGTACAATCGG